CGTCCCTCTACTCGACCATCGCAACTTTTTGGAGCCGCCAGCCGGAGTCGAACCGGCCAAGCACCAGGTACAAACAGGCGCACCTCCCCGGAGGCAGCGGCGACACAGCGGAAGCCGGAGGTCTCGATCCCCAACGCCTTGCGACGTCGCATCCGCTAGCAACGGAGCTCCCACCCATGTGGGATTCAGCTTCCAGGCGAATCAGTCGTCGTTGTCGTTGTCTCGGATCGCTCGGTAGCCCCGACGATCCGCGGCGAAGTAACCGCCGCAATCGCGACTGATGATGACCCCACGACCGGGGTCCGTCGCTACTGGGCCTCCGTACTCGACGGTGATGAGGCCTCCGGTTGCGGCAGACGGCAACGTCACTACGGCGAGCGTACTCATGAAGCTCCCATCGGCGAGGCGAGCCGTCACGGCGCTGTGCACCGGTGCCGTCATGTCGGTGTCTAGTGCTTGAGCAACACCCTTGGCCTTCACGGCACCCGTCACGGCATCAGTGATGGTCCACTTGTCGCGCGACACGCCGACGCCGACTGCATTCGTGAGAATCATCGCATCCACGTGGAAGATGCCGGACATCCTTGGGTCGTTCGAGCTTACCGGACCGGATCCCATTACATGCACGTTCGTATAGGTCCCGTCCGAGTGTGGACAGACGGTGACGGAGACGCTCTCCGGAGTGATCGTCGCGAACGAGTGGAATGTCGTGATGCTGAACGCCACGGAGTCCGCCGTAGCGAGTGGCGCGGCGAGCAGCACCAAGAGTGCAGAGAGAGCGGGTAGCAGGTGTCTCTTGATCATCGTTCGTTGTCTTAGCGCACCACTGGATCGGGGTGCAAGGGAGTGGAAGTAGGACAGCAACACTTGTACCAAAAGCGCTACTTTTCGCTTCCCACTGGCGGAACGCGGCCGAGTCGAACGGCTCACCCGAAGGTGCCCTGGTGTTCGAAGCCAGTAGCCCACCACTGAGCTTTCACGTTCCGTAGCGGATGACGACGGTTTCGAGCCGCTGCGCCCTCGCGAGCGCCCCACTGGTATTCAAGGCCAGCTGACCACCATGGTCGGCGTCATCCCTTTGCGGAGAGCGGAGGTCTCGATCCCCAACGGAACTCACATCCCGTCCTGACCGCTTCCAACGGCCGCCGCGCCCTGCGCGGTTCGCTCTCCAATGTCGAACGATTCATAGTCGAGCCACTCGTAGTAGAGCGACTGACACCTCGGACACGCCGCGTGTGGGTGCGCGCCGGGTTGAACGACGAATTCGCTCCGGCACTTGCAGCACCGCATCTTGCCGATCCGGTGCGAGAAGCGGTAGGTCACTGCCACGGCTTAGCGACCTACCGCACTCGCGCCGGGAGCGTCATGCCCCCGAGGAAGTCGAGCCACTCATCCGGTGCATTCGACGGATCTATGACCGGCGAGAGGATCTCCATCACGTTCGGTTCCAGAGGCGAACGACGCGGAAACATCCCGGAGTCGTCGCACGAGCGGTTGCCCTTCCGCGAGTTGCACGGACGGCACGCGCTCACGATGTTCGTCCACGTCCGCCGACCACCGCCACTCTTCGGCACGACGTGGTCGTACGTCAGCTCTTCTTCCGAGAAGTGTCCACCGCAGTACTGACACCTGAAGCTGTCGCGCGCGTAGACGTTGCGGCGCGAGAACTTGACCGCGCCCTTCACGTACTTCCGCACGGAGCGCTTGAGCGCGATCACCGCGGGGACCTTCCACGTCACCGACGGCGACGAGACGGTCTCGTCGTACTCGACGACGATACGAACCGTACCCTCGTAGACCATCTTGATCGCGTCCTGCCAGTGCAGGACCCGCACCGGGAGGTAGTAGCTTGAGAGAAGAAGAGTGCGCGTGGACATGGGACTTCACCTTCGTTGTCGCATAGGTTCCTGCCTGGGTTGTTGAGTACGTTAGCGAATCAGTGCTGCCGGCGCGAGTCGAACGCGCAAGCCCCTTCGGGCACGGAGGCTTAAGCTCCGCGTGTTTTCCGTTTCACCAAGGCAGCGTAGTGCTCTCCGCGAGAGTCGAACTCGCACGATCTTTCGATCACGGAGGCTTGAGCTCCGCGTGACTACCAGTTCCACCAGGAGAGCGTTTACCTGTTACGGGAATGTCCGATTCGGGCATTGTGTCTACCCGCACATCTCTTGCCGCAGAACGGACCGGCTTTGCCCTGGTTGCCTTGATTGTTCCGCACCCACCGGGCCTTTCTCATGAATCGCGCACCACACTCCGGACAGATCCCGCGAAACATTTCCGGCGGTCTGTTCTTAGCGTGTTCCTTTGCGTGATCGGATGCTGTGATCAGCTCCAGATTTTTGACTCTGTTGTTGGACGGGTCGCCATCCTTGTGGTGAACGTGCTCCGAGCGCTTCAACTTCCTTCCCAGCCGCCTTTCCATCACGGCTCGATGTTGATACTGGGTAACGTTTCTTCCGTCACTCATCAGTACCTTGCGGGCCACGTAGCTGCCAAATTTGGACCACCTGCTGAACTTTATCGGGCGAGCAGCTCGCGACTTCATTTGTGCCTTTTCCCAGGCGTGTCTACCACAGAACCGGTGCCGACGACAGGGATCGAACCTGCACGCTCTAACGAGCACGGCCATCTCAGGGCCGCTTGTCTACCGAGATTCCAACACGTCGGCGTTTGGTACCGAGGACAGGAGTCGAACCTGCACGTCCCGAAGGACACCGCGGTCTGAACGCGGCGCGTCTGCCAGGGTTCCGCCACCTCGGCGCATCAGTCTGAAGTCACTGCAGCCGCTTCCAGTACATGTTCGTGCGGCAGCGTATGTTCTTGAAGTGCCCCACCAGGCAACCAGCGAGGAACGAATCCGTCCGCTGGTGCGCCCGAAAGTAGCCCTCCGCTTCCTGTCGCGTCTTCCCGATGAACTCGTGTCGAACGATCGGGTACTCGGCGCCCTCTTCGAAAATGTCCACGACGAGCGCAACGAGCGGATGTGGGTACGCCGGCATGCGCCGAAGCGTAAACCCATCACGACGCGGAACGCGAATTGTGCGCGCCCTGGGGATCGAACCCAGCAGATCGAGCTTGTCGAGCTCGCGGTTTCTCCAGCTACACTCGGCGCGCGTAGTGCTCCCGCTTGGAGTCGAACCAAGCCACTCGCTTTATCAGAGCGAGCCGGTCTACCGGACCAGTCCGAGAGCGTTTGTTGTAGGCCGCGGAGGAGTCGAACCCCGATCCGGTCGTTGATAAGACGACTGCCGACGCACCCTTCGGCTTAGGACACGGCCCGCATGGTACTGGGCAAGGGACTCGAACCCTTCTGCACCTCCGTGTGAGGGAGAGCCCGTCACCCGACGGGGAGCCCAGCGTAGTCGGAGACGCGGGAGTCGAACCCGCCAGCGCTTGTTCCCGAAACAAGTGGCCCACCCCGGGCCTTGTCTCCGATGAATCTTTAGAGAGCGATGCCGCTCTTGCGGAGGCCTTCGCGAATGCCTTGAAGCAATCCGATGTCTCCCGAGAGCGCGGCGTGCTCGATCGACTCGTGCGCGTACTCGATCGCGTCGGCCGTTTTTCCGAGCGTCACCGCCGCGACCGCGCGCCCGTACCACACCATCGCGGTCTCGAATTGGATCTGCCGGAGCGACTTATGGCTCAGCTCCGACAGTGCCGTCGTCACAAACTCGGCGAGAAACGGATCGGCTGGCATCGCGCCATCCTACCAAGGTCATGGCTCCGGTCGAAGGAATCGGACCCTCTTCGAAAGATTCAAAGTCTTTCTTGCCGACCACGGCAGACCGGAATTCGTGCCGATGAGGGGATTCGAACCCCTGCCGGGAGCGCTTATGAAACGCTCGTCCCACCATGGGTCATCGGCGGAAGCGAGGGTGGGAATTGAACCCACTTAGCCGTAAGGCAACGGGTTATGAGCCCGTCGAGCAGCCGTTGCTCTATCCTCGCAGTGCCCTCGGGTGGAGTCGGACCACCGCGCTCTCGGTTCGGAGCCGAGACGCTGCTTCCGGCAGCGAGGGCGTGGCGCCTCCAGAAGGAATCGAACCCTCTTTCCGCGGTTCGTAGCCGCAGTACCCGTCCATGGGTGGAGGCACTGTTCAGTGCAGTCACTGGCGTCTCGTGGGGGAGTCGAACCCCCGTTACGCGCGTGAGAGGCGCGTGTCCTGGGCCGCTAGACGAACGAGACATTGAGGCGCCCCCGGGAAGTGTCGATCCTCCACGTCTCCGCTTAGAAGGCGGCGCGCCGAGCCGTCGGCGGGGGCGTAACGTGTGGAGACGCGCCGCGGAGTCGAACCGCGCTCACGAGTTTTGCAGACTCGTTTGCTCACCAGAACTGCGCGTCAGAATTTGTGGTGCCTTCTCCCCGGGGTTCCCTTCCATGGCGAGATCCCGAGGCTTCGCGGGGTGGACATGGCACCGAACCAAGGGCGTCGCGTAGTTCCATAAACCACGCTCCGAGTGTGCACGCTCGTGCGTGCAGAACCTGGCAAGCCTCCCACTAGAGCTCGCTGCCGAGCTCGGAGCAGGAGACGGGAATCGAACCCGCATGAACGTGCATGGCAAGCACGTGCCTCACCAGTCGGCCTCTCCTGCGATGGAGCGGGTGACCGGAATCGAACCGGCCAACATCTGCTTGGAAGGCAGCGTCCTCACCATTGAGGAGACACCCGCATCAGAGCCGCCACTCGGAATCGAACCGAGCCCGCTCCCGTACCGAGGGAGTGCTCCGCCTTAGAGCTATGACGGCAAAGAACTCACGGCCTGCCGATTTGAACGGCTTGGACGTCCAGTTCCTCCCTGGAACCGCGAGTCGGTGGAGAGTGTCGGAATCGAACCGACCGCGTCTGGTTTGCAGGACCGGACTCCGCCCCAGCGGACTCCCCATGGTCCGGGTGATTGGAATCGAACCAACCCGCACGTGTCCCCCAGACACGCGGCCCGCCTTGAGCCTTCACCCGGATGTTAGTGGAGCCTGCGGGAGTCGGACCCGCACTTTCGCGATGCCATCGCGACGTCTTCCCGTTGGACTAAGGCCCCATTCGTGGAGTCGGCGGGGATCGAACCCGCATCTCGACGTTGCGAACGTCGCGTCTTCCCATTGGACGACGACCCCGTCTTTGCAGGCCGACTCGGAATCGAACCGAGCAAGCGCGGTTTTGGAGACCACACACCTCCCAGAGGCCGGCCTGTAGCGCCCACTACGGAACTCGAATCCGTCTCACGCGCGTGACAGGCGCGCCGCGACACCCGTCGCGTCAGTGGGCATTGGTCTCCCGAGCAGGAATCGAACCTGCCTCGCACGGTTTAGGAAACCACGCGCCTCGTCCAGAGGTCGGGAGATGGGGTGACCAACGGGAATCGAACCCGCGTACCGCGAGCCACAGTCGCGTGCCTAACCATTCGGCCATGGCCACCATACTTGTCGGAGAGACAGGAATCGAACCTGCCTGATCTTGATCCCAAATCAAGTGCCTGACCAATAGGCTACTCTCCGGTCGAACGGTGCCCCGAGTTCGAGTCGAACGAACCTCTCCTGCTCTTCAGGCAGGCGCTATCACCGGGTCAGCTGTCGGGGCGATGCGCGCAGTCGCGCTTGCCGGACCTGGTGTCGGAACGACCGGGCCCGGGCCGGGTTCTTCCCCCGGAACACGCTGCGCTAGGCACCCCGTGTCGGTAACGATCCGACCTGGCCGGTTTGAAGGACCGGCGACCTCACCTGAAGTCGAACGGGGCAGGCGCCGCTCACCCTGCGGCAGCAGAGTAGCGGCAACTGCTAAGGGTTGCGGGACGCGCATCTGCCGATACCTACGCCCGCATTTTTCCCTAGCATGGAGCCGATCAGCGGAGTCGAACCGCTCTCATCCGATTACGAAACGGAGGTTCTCCCGCGAGAACTAGACCGGCAGACGATTCGTCCCCGGGCTCGCCCAGTGAAGGGGTCGTAAGCGCCACGTCGCTTGCGCGACTCGGGGACTAGCTGCCAGGGCAGGATTCGAACCTGCGGTAGGGCGGTTAACAGCCGCCTGCGTTTCCGCTTCGCCACCTGGCAATGCGACGGCGGCCCGAAGGCCGCCGCCTTTCAGTCTTGTTTGGTCGAGGAGAGACCGCCACACGCATCGCAGTCGATGCGCGTCGTCACGTCCTTGCAGATTGTCAAAGAGCAGCGCTCTCGCGAGCATTGTTCTGGTTCCGGCTGATGGATTCGAACCACCATTCACGCGGTCAGAGCGCGTTGTCCTTGCCGTTGGACGAAGCCGGAGTGCTGTGGGCCTGGAGAGAATCGAACTCTCACCGAGCGCTTAAGAGGCGCCTGCTCGACCTTCGAGCTACAAGCCCGTGGGTCGCACAGGAATCGAACCTGCCTCGTTTCGGTTAAAAGCCGACTGCACCACCTTGGTGCCAACGACCCGAGTCTCCTTTCGTTGCCGGAGCTACCGGCGCTCGCTTGCGTTTCACTTCGTTCCTTTCTTTCGTGCACCGCGAGAGAATCGAACTCTCCTGGCCCGAAGGCACTCCGTTTACAGCGGAGCCCGTATCCATAACGGTCTAGCGGTGCGTGTTTTTCTGGACCCCAAAACGTCAAAAACCGCCTCGGTTTCCCGGGCGGCTTCCTCGTTGGTCCTTGATTCGAGTACTTGCCGCCCTTTACGTGGGTGCCTCCGGATTCTTGACGATGGTCGCGCTCTGGAGGGCCCACAAGGTACCGTGATCGCCTCCGCGTAGCGCACACGTATACCCTGCGAAGGATTCTGTCCTTCGCGAGGATTGCGGTGAGCGCATGGAGAAAGCGGTCATTGGCGTCGATCTATGCCTGCCACACGCGGCGAAGCACGTCAAGAGAAAATCGGCAGCACCGGCGGCGCCGCTGTCGCGGGCGTGAGTTTTCAGTTTACGAACGGCAGTAGATGCGTAGCGTAGTCGTCCGGCGCGGTAATCGAGCCCCCCGGCTTACCGTCCATGACCGCCCGGAACAGCGCGATGACCCGGGCGAGCACGGCGTCGTACTCCTCCCTCATCTCCTTGCGAAGGCGCGCTTCGTTGGCCGCGGTCAAGCCGGTAAGCATCTGCCCAGCGACGCTGTCGTTGACCCAAACCCGACAGACGAGCGCGTGGTTGCGCGACAGGCGAACCTCAACTCCGTTGTCGATTCGCTCTACCGTGTAGATCGCGGCCATCGATCAGAGTGCGGATTCTAGGTGAGTCGAGACGGCCTGCGACCACCGCGTCAGCACCGCCGCTACGCTCGCGTGGTCATCGCCGCGCTGCAGCGCCTGCCAATAGGCAACGCTCGCTTCGATGATTGGAATTAGGCGCCCGACCGCTTCAGCGTCGCCCAGCTCGTCCATCGCAAAAAGAAACTCGTCGTCGTCGCGATGCGCTTCGCTCTGCCTCGGGTGGCGCGCTCGCAGCGTGCGCACGGCGTTCGTAATTGCGGCCACGTGCCGCTCCTGCACGCGCTCGCAAAGCAGCGCGATGTGCCGCACTGGATCTCCTGGCGCGTATTGCAACGGTGAAGCGTCGAGCGCAACGTTGAGCTCCGACACCAAGACGGAGTACTTCCTGCTCTCTGCGTCGGCCTGATGCTGACTGCGCTGAACTTCCGACAGCAACAGCCGCGCGCCGGCTTCCGGGCTTCCTGGATAGGTGTAGCCCGCTTCTTCGAAGATCCGCTGCATCTCGTCCGCCACTGGTCTCGTCCTCCCGTCATCCCTGCGCGAGCAACGCCGCGCAGTGCCCCCAGATGTCCCGCAGGAACTGCTGGCCCTGGCGGCGCACCAGCGGACTCGATCCCTTGCCCGCCTTCTGGAGCTCGACCACGACGCGCTCTGGCTTCAAGCCGTTCACGACCTGCGCGAGGTTCGCCGGCCCGAGCAGCCCGATCAATTCCTGCGCGATCTCCTCGACTGGTGCGCCGGAAGCGAGCGCTTGTTCGAGCACCGGCGCGAACTGCACGATCATCTCGGTCGGAATCACCGACGGTACGGAACCCGGTGGTGCCTGCGACATCTGTGGCGCTGCCGGCGCTGCCGGTGCTGCCTGTTGCGGCGCTGGCGCCGGTTGGTACGTCTGCTGTGGCACGGCTCCCGGTTGCGGCGCCGCCTGTTGATAGGTCTGTGGCGCCCCCGGTGGCGCCTGGTACTGCGACGGCTGTCCTTGGTACGCTGGCGGCGGTGGCGCCTGGTACTGCGGCGGTTGTGCCGGTTGGTACGTCTGCTGCGGATACGCGGGCGGTGGTGGTTGATACGCGGGTGCCATCGACTGCTGCGCGTCGAATTGATCGAACCCGCGTGGGCTTGGCGCGCTCGGGTCGAGCGGTCCAGACGAGTCCTCCGTGCCGAAACGGAGCGGCGCCGGTTGGAACACCGCGCCGCTCGCCGTCCGCATCGGCGGTGGCAGGTTCGGGGCGGCCGGCATTCCGCCCATCTGCCGCGCCATCATGGTCTGGTGCGATTGGCGCAGCATCTGGTCGTACTGCATGGCCTGTACCTGCTCCGGCGTCGGCCCCGGTTGCCCACGAAGCTTTGCTACTTGGTCACCGGCGCTCTGGACAATCTCCGGGAGCTTCGACACGAGCTCCATGCCGGCTCGTCCGAGCATCTCCTTCCAGTCCTTCGGGGGCGGCGTCTGATCAGCGCCATCGCCGGATGGACCCCAGCCGAGGAGTGACGCCGCCTCTTGAGCCTTTTCGATCTGCTTGTTCAGATCCTTGTTGTCCGCCGCCTCCTTCCGATACCGATCCGCTTCGGACGTGACGCGCGTCACTTCCTGAGCCGCCATCGTCATCCGGTTGTCGTACATGTCCTTCTGTCCGGAAAGCCGCGTTTCGTAGGTCGCCGCCTGCGTCTTCAGATCGCGGTCGTGTTGCCGGCGTTCGTCGTCGAGACGCTGTTGGTTCTGCGTCCGTAGGTCATCGAGGATGCGCTTGTGCTCGTCGCGCATCTCACTCATTCGGCGTTCGGTGCGTGTCTCTGCCTCTTGAACGCGCTGCTCGGCCTTCCGTTCTGCCTCTTCGGCGCGTCGCTCGGCACGCTCCAGGTTGTCCTTTAGGCGCTCCTCCTGACGCCTGAGTTCCTCGGTATGCTGCCGTTGCTGCCGTTCCGTTTCGTTGCGCTCTTGGTCCTGCCGGCGCGTCATCTCGGCGCGGTGGTCCTCCTGCATGCGCCGGATAGTGTCCGTGTGGTCCTTCTGAAGCCGTGACACCTCTTCCGAGTGCGCTTGCGTCACGCGCGTGATTTCCTGGCGCGCCAGATCGAGCGCCTTCTCAGCCGCCCTCGCCTCGACCGCAGAACCGTTGTCGGAGGGCCTCAGGACCGCGGCCATCTTCGAAAAACCGTCAACGAGCTGCGCAGCGTCGGTCGGCTTGCTGCGCTCGCGCTCGATTTCCAGGCGCGCTTCGCGCTGCGCCTGTTCGGCCTTGGCCTCGGCGCGAACTCGGTCCGCCTCAGCACGCTCTGCCGTCTGCTCGGCGATACGGGCACGCGCCTCCGCAGTGCGTTCCACCGCCTTCATGCTTTCCGCGCTGTTCTGACGCATGACATCGAGCACAGGTCCGAGCGATGCGCTGATCCCCGACTGCTGCTCGCGCAGCTCCCTTTCTTTGGCTTCCTGACGCGCTTGCATCTTTTCCTCGTGGGTAAGCTGCACTTCCAGCATCCGAGCATCCGCAGTTGTCACCGGACGTGCCGGCATGCCGGTCTGGAAACCGGGCTGGTAGTACCGCATCTGATCTTCGCCTTCCGTCGCATGCATTTCGTCGTCTAGTAGCACTGCCGCCTGCACGTTCGGCGGGTGCACCGATGGAGAGATTTCGAGCTTTACGGGCGGCGACAGCGCCTTGCTGCGCGGGCGCCCCGTGCGCGCATCGATGATGCCGCCTCGTGGCGGCGGCCCGTAGAGAGTGAGAATGTAGTCGCCGCCGCCGTAGAACGACACGAAGTCCGTGTCGGTCATGTATTCCTTGATCGACCGCTGGATACCTTTGCAAACGATGCCGCCGTACTGTTGCGGCGCGCGGCGAACGACCTCGATGTGGTACTGCCCGTCGCCGATCGTCGGGCACATCTCCATCAGACCGGCAAGGTTTCGTGGCGGCTGGATACCCACCAGATCCGGAGCTGGGCCCTCACTCGAAGCGATCACGCCGTCGTTCAGGAACGGATTGTTCTCCGGCGGTGGCAGCGGGTCCGCGCCGACGGTGTAGAGCTTCGTCTCGCGAGCAACCTGTTCCACCGGTGGAATATCCACCGGAGGTGCCGGCTCAGCGATGTGACGAGCGACGATGTCGTCCATCGTTCGGAGCGGCGCCGGTTCCACTTGCTGCCGTGCCTCTCGGATCTCTGTCGAGCTCGTCTGCACGAGGCCCGCAGCGTTCGCCTTACGCTCGGCACGCTTCGCGGCGAGCGCCTGCTGACCACGAGCGAGCACCTCGCGCTGCTTGTCGCTCAGCGGCCGCTTCACGCGCGGCGGCGTCTCGGCCGCCGCGCCGTTCGAGTTCTGGTCGTCGCTCACGCCGTTCCTGCTGCGCGACCGCCTTCGACCTCTTCCTCTTCGTCGTCGTCATCCACGACTTCGGGCTCGTCTCCCGGTTCGGGATTGTCGTCGGGCTCGACCTCTTCGGTGATCTCCGCGACACGCGCGAGTGTTGTGTCGACCTCAGCGAGCTCCGCTTCCATCCGCGCCTTGTCGTCACCAGTGAGCCGCGCGATCCCTCCTTCGAGCATCGAGCGGTACGAGAGCAGCCGTTGGGTGATCATCTCGGCGTCCTCTGCCAGGAGCATCGAGTCCTGATCGTCCCCAATCCGCTGGAGCGCCGGCTCGACCTCCTGATGGATGTACTGCCGCACGGCAATCATCTCCGCGAACATGCGGACCGAGAAGTCCTTCATGAGAGGCATCACGGTCTCGGCGAGCTCCTGCATGATCGAAGGCACCGTCGCTCTACCGAGCTTCGCTTCGCGGACGAGGCGTCCGTAGTGGGCGTCGATCTCGTTCACCACTGCGTCCAGTCGTTGCAGATTGTCGTCGCTGTCGTCAGCCATTCGATCAGTTTCCTTTCGTCGTCGTGTCTTGGGCGCCAAGCGCCGCATCCAGGTCAAAGTCGTCGGCCACCTCGTTGGCCTTGCTCTGCTGCTGATCTTCGAACGTCTTCGCCTCGAAGGCGTCGATGCGGGCGGCTTCGTTGCCGAACACGGGAGAGCGCAACTCGCACGCGAGCACCTGCTGGTTGCCGACGTCCAAAAACTCCCCTTCGTCTGTGCGGCGCGCAGTGCAAAGACGGATCGCCATCGTGTGCTCCCGATCGTCGGGGAACGGGATGAGCTGCCGCGCGTAATGCTGGCACTGCGGACGTAGCGGCTCGACGATGCAGTAACCGTCGGAGCCACCGAACACCAATTCGCACATCTCGGCGTCGGTGCGCTTAGGCGAGGAAGAACTGGCGGGCAGGTGCCGCTTGTCGCGAGACCGGCGTGCCTCCCGAGCCGCGTCGAGCCGATCCTTCACTTTGAGGGCGAGCGTCTCGGCCTTCACGCGCCAGCGACCGTCCGGTGCGCGTTCCACCTCCGACGGGTCCAGTCGCACGATCGGCGCGCCCCACGAATCGCGAATGACGAATACCGAACAGTCCGCCATGCACACGAACCGCTCCGGGTCGAGCGCGGGCGCCTGAGCGTCTTTCCACGCTTGCGACACGATCGGCCGCGGGAGCCCGTCCGAAGGATCGACGCCAATCGGCGTCGGTTCGTTCTTGAACGGCTCGTAGAGAGCATCCGCCATCCGCGGTCCTTCCACCTCGTGGCGGACCGCCGGGGCCTTCGCAGGCCCCTCGTCGCTCGTCGGCATTGGCGTTCGAGGTTAAGTCCTTGTGGGACCGCGATCAACCCCCAGTGGGAGGACTCGCCTCGACAGGTGCCTGGGGGGTGGCCTTTTGGTAGGGCGTGACGTGCGCTTCCCGGAAGTCGGCAGCGACGACTTGAATGGCAGCGTTGAGCCGCGGCTCGGGCCGTGGCGCCGGCTTGCCGGTGGCCTCCTGATACTGCTTCGCCAGCGCGCCGTACTGGTGCACCACGCTGTCGATTTCGGCGAGCATCATCGCCTGCGCCGCGCCGTGCTCAGCGCCCGTCTTCACGAGCAGCCGGCGGCAGTCATCTGCCTCTTTCACGATCCCGTCGATGCGGTCGAAGTACTCGCGAGCCTTACGCGCTTCCTCGTCGCGTTGAGCGCGGGCGCGATCCGTTTCCTCCCGCTGCAGCGCGAGGGCCGACTCCAAATCCTTGATCGTGACGTCGATCTGGCCGAGCGACGCAAGCGCGGCGCCGCCGGCTGCTCGGCTGCGGCGGCGCAGAAGCAGCGTGGTGAGCAGAACCCCTACGGAGAGAGAAGCGAGGCACGCGAGAATGAGCGTGATCGTCATGGGTCTGAATGCTCCGTCGAGTCGAGGGGCCGGCGCAAGGGGAGTTCGCGGACCGCTAGGACTTCCGGGCCTTCGGCTGCGCTTCTGGGTAGTGCCGGGCGCCGTGGCACTTGCGGCAAAGCGCGCGCACCTCCAACGGTTTCGTGTAGTCGTCATGGTGCGCTTGCGTCACGGGCTCGCCGCAGTTTTCACAGGGTCGCTTCGCCGAACGCTGGCGGTATCGCCTCATGCTCACCCGTTTGCGGGCGCGCACTTTGTCGGCGTAGGCCGGGTCGGCCCGGTAACGCTCTGTTTCTGCGCCCGGGTGCGCCGCCCGGTGGCGGCGCATGGCTTCGGCGTGGTGAGTCCGACAGAGCCGCTGCCGCCCGTTGCGTTTGCACCGAGCAAATTCCTCTTTCGGCCGTTCGGCCTGGCACCCCGAGCACCACCGGGTGTCCGGCTCTGGGAGCTCAACCCCAGCGGCGATTTCGGCTTCAGTTCGTCGGCGCCGCCGCATGTGACCGTGAAACCCTTTCACGTGAAAACCTCAACGGGCAACCTCCCTCCACCCCGCCACGGCGGCCGCCGTGGCGAGCAGCACCCGGCGGTCCCTGGGAACCGCCGTCGGCCCCCTCACCGAGGCCCGGAGCGTCGGGGCGATCCCCTTCGACGACTCGATCCCGAGCGCTTCGTAGAGGTCCGCCGGGTTGTGCAAATCAAGGATCCGCACCTGGAACGCCTGGCCGAGGGCCATCAGCCCGAGCCGCACGAGCGCGATGTGCTCCGGGGGCTCGGCGAGGTCCGCCTGCGGCGCGAGCACGACGATGCCAGGGGGGTTTCGAGCCAGCACGACGTCGAGCACGAGCCGGTGCGCGTGGACGCGGCGAGCCACGTCGATCGCATTTTGCACCGTGATGCCGCGGCCGGCGTGGAGCACGTCCGAGTCCAAAAGCTCCGCCCGCGGCGCGCCGTTGGCTTGCAGCACTGCGTATCCCAGGGCACGGAGCCCCGGCGCAATCCCGAGTGCGATCACGTGGTCGTGGCAGAAGCCTACACGCGAGAGCGAGGATCGCGCAACCGGTCAACCGAAAAGCGAAACGGCCCGGGGTCTCCGAGCCGTTCCAAGGGGCGAGGACTGACCGTCCTTGCCTCCACCATCCCGCGTGACAGCGGGAGTGGAGCCGCCGGGTATCGAACCCGGGTCCGCAAAGCTTCCAGATGACCTTCGTTCACGCGCGTAGCTGCTCTAAGCCTCGCAGCGGGCTTCCGGCACCTTATCGCGATGATCCGGTATGCTCGGCCGCCGTGATGACCTCTGCGTCGAGGCGGCCCCGCGCAGTTCGACCCGTGTAGTCACGCCGCTTCGGATACTCGGATTCCTCTCCGTAGCGACGGCTCAAGCCGCGATGGGCAGAGCGGTGCTGTTGTCGTTCGCAACTAAACGAGCCCGTCCGGGTGGGCTACTCCCTGCGCGCAGGCCTTCCTTTCACTCCACGTCGAAACCGATCGGCCCCGATGGGGACGGCTCACAGGGTGCCGCGCGGCGAGCGAGGCGTCAAGTCGGCGCGAGGATGACCGGCAGCACGCGACCGCCGATGAACCAGCGAACGGGACACGGCACTCGGTGAATCGTGCTGTCGCTCAGCCGACGGATGATGATCAGCGCGTCCCCGAGGGGATTCGCGCGCTCGACACCCAAGAGCTGCCAGTCCGCGCCCGGGTCACCACCGTATCGAACGGTCTGGCCGAGCGCTACGTCGCGTCCGCTTCGCGCGTCGACTACCGTCACGGTAGGTCAGTGCCTCCGGTGTACCGACGTGCCGGCACTCCATGGCAACGAGACGCCGACGAGCGACGCGGCCAGGCTGATACACCAGAGCGCGACGGCGACGATCGCGATGATGCGCGCAGCCTGCTTCAACTTTTCGTAACCGGGAACAAGCGCGATCAGGCGGTCACCGCCCCAAAGGATCACGGCGAGAAAGAGAAGCGCGAAAAAAGAGTTCGGCTGCGATGCTCGGCATGATGATGCCTTTAGCATCACCCCAGCCGGTGCCGTCAGTCAAGTCATCATCGCCAGCGGCTTTGAAAGCGGCGCTTCACGGGATCCGTCCCTGGGCGTTGACGCTGATTTGGTAGCGCTCGAAGACGCTCGCCTCGGGATCCTCGTTGTACTGCTCGACGGCGTCGTCGCCGCCGTAGAACCGTGCGCCGCTCTTGCTCCAGATGAGCACGTCGAGGTTCGCGCGCCCGCGCGAGACGCCCATGACGAGCGCGAACCCTGCGGCCTCGTCGAAAGTTTTGAAGGTGCGTTGGTGGCCGCTCCCGTCTTCAACGGCGAACTCCACGTCTTTGTGCGTCCGTGCCATCGTCCGCTCCGCCCAGTTCCTTCGTTCAGGCCCGGCGGCGACGGCGCGGCACGGCAGCTCGGCGACCGTTGCGGCTCCACCCGCTTACCGCCGTCGAGCCGCCTCCCGCATTCGCGGCGATCGGCAGCGACGGGAACGACGACGGCTTGGACGAGCCACCTTCCGGGATGAGCACCTTGTGCTCTCTGATGAACGGCATGACGCCGACGGCAACGCCAGCCACGGACCACAGGCCGATGGCCGTTAGGCTCATCGGGCGCTCCGACTCGGGCTCGAACGCTACGAGCGCCATCTCACCGAGTCCCAGGATGAGGCTCAGTGTGATCGCGGTTGGCTTGTCGATGCTCTTGCCGCGACCGACTGCGAGGAGGCCGTTTGCGACACCGACGCCGATAGCGAAGCTGAACGGGTGGTTGACGAGATCCTTGAACGTGATCATACCGCTGGTTCCTCTTTGCTCATGCAGCCGGTGCTGCCACTGGCGGCATACTGGACGGTGGTGGCAAAGGAGCCACGGGCGCCGTGGCCATATTGCGAACGCGCGCGTAGTTTCGTGCGTTGTAGAACATCGTGGTCACACCGAAGAACGCGAGCGCCGTGCCGCCGAGACCGCCGGCCTTTGCGCCGCCCCAGATCATGAGCGGGCCGAGCACCGCGACGTCGAAGATCCGCATGCGCTGGCTCTTCACGGTCGCTTCCGGATCCGGAATGCACGCAGTGGGTGCGCCCACGTCGAGCGTCAACGGCACGGTCACGCGCATGAGAGAGAGCCTACGCGGCCCAGTCGGCGGCGCGCAAGTTTTCGGACGGCGCCGTTTCCGTAACTGCGCCGCCCGCGCGCGGGGGCCGGGGCAAACGGTTTGCCGCGCGCGCGGACGGCCTCTTCCCGAAGGACGGATGGCCGCCCGATGGTCGCGCGCCAGAGCCCGGCTGTCAAAAAAGCGTGAAGACGCGCCGCGAAATCAGCCCTCGCCGAACGGCAAGAGCTGGAACGGCCCCGGCTGGGGCACACAATCGCTGTTGTACTCGGTCGCTTTGAGCGTGATCCCCACGCCGGGAATGAAGCCAGCGAGGTTCGTGCCGCCGACAAACGCAGGTTGTGACGCGCTGTAGAGCATCCACACGGTGAGAGGCACCGTGGCGCCGACGCCAGCGGGCACAGTGAACGCGGCAAGGGCGCTCATCGACTCGTAGGTCGAGTCCGATTGATTCGGACCGACGGGGGGCGGGATGCGCGTGCCCGCTTGCGAATTGGCGACGAGGAAAAAGTCGGTGGGGAACGTAGGCGCCGGCACGAACGACACGGCGACGCTGCCCGTAAACTGGAGCTCGGTGACGTTGCCGTCGCCGCCCGGATTGCCAATAGTGGCATCCCAGAACACTTCCACGACGTTGCCGCGCGTGACTTCGGCGAACTCTACGGCAAGTGGCGTGGTCGCCGGATCGGTGCGCGGCATCGGCGCGCTACCTACTTGTGTCGGCAATAGTATCGTTGATGGTGGTTGATCGTAACCGACCTGCAAGAGGCACGACGATCCACCCGCCACAGCGGCAAGCCATCGGCCTGGACCATAGAGCGGCGCGAGGATCAGGTTGCCGTCGGGCGCGGCGACGCTCGTCTTGTCCAGCCGATATGCCAGCTTGTTCTCGATGCAGTACGTGATGGCGCCGTCGGCCACCGGCGTTGTGTTGATCCCAACCACGCTCGAACCTGGATCACCGGCCTTCGTGAGACGCGGGCTCAGAATCATGAGGGCGGGCGGAAAGTCCTGGTAGCTCATGGTTCCCGCAGGCTACCGGCGCCGCGCTTCGACCAGCAACTTTTCGGTAGCGGGGTTTCGTTCGCGTCAGACGAGCGCCACGGTGCCCTGGATTGCGATGAAGTCTCCAGCAGCGAAGGCGAATGGGGACGTTGCCTCTAAAAACGCCCCGGTGGCGGAACTCGAAAGTCCGAACGCTACAACTGGACCGAGTGGCGGACCAAAGTCGGCAGCCGCGAGTTGGATAAGCGGGAACGTCTGGTTTGCGACCGAAGACTGCGCTGCGATCCCCGATGATAGGCCGACACCAAAGCCGAGCATCTTGGCGTTGTCGATCGTCGCGCCGGGCGGCAAACCGAAAACGAGGAACCCTGTGCCACCGCTGGTCGTCGCGCCCCATTGGAGAGAGATCGAGAAAAAAAGCGTGTCGCCGTCGACCTTGAACCGACCATCGATGAGGCCGTCACCGAGCGCACCGTCGGCGTTTTGGCTGTTGAAGCTGGGCGTGTAGGTCGTCCAGCTGCCAGCCAAACCGTTCACCGCCGCCAACCAGCGCCCAGGACCGTTCACCGGGGCGAGGATCGTGTTCCCGTCCGGCGTGGCCGTGCTCTGCTTGTTCAACCGATACGTGAGCTGATTGGCGATGCAGTACGTGATGGCGCCGTCGGCAAGCGGCGTCGTGTTGATCCCAACGACGCTAGAACCGGGATCGCCGGCCGTAGTCAGGCGCGGGCTCAGAACCATCAGGGCGGGCGGGAACTCCTGGAAGCTCATCGTCGCCAGCAGGCTACCGGCGCTGCTCCGCGTCCAGCAACTTTTCGGTATCGGAAGCGCTCGGTTCCTACACGTTTCCCAGGGCGTCGGCGAAGTCGTCGAACTGGTCAACGTCGACGCCCGCGGCACGCTCGCAGAAGCGCATCGTTGCTCCACGGAAGTGCATCTCGATTGTGTCGAGGGGGCCGTTGCGCTGTTTCGCGACAATGAACTCTGCGTCGCCGGGCTTCGCTTCCTTGTCGTACATGTCCGGGCGGTAAATGAACCAGACGCTGTCCGCGTCCTGTTCGATGTTCCCCGACTCGCGAAGCGACGAGAGTTTCGGCCGGTGATCTTTCCCGTGTTGTTCCGTTGACCGGTTCAGTTGCGAGAGCGCGATGACTGGAATGTTCAAGTCCTTCGCTAGCTGCTTTAGCCCGCGGCTGATCGAACCGATCTCTTGCTCCCTGTTGTCTTGTCGCTCACGGATGCCTTGCATGAGCTGCAGGTAATCCACGCAGACGAGACCGAGCTCTTCGCATTCTAGGTCGGTACGACCCGCTGCGATGTCGCGCTGCAGCTTCCGAGCGCGCGCGCGTAGTTCGAGTAGCGACAGCGCCGCGGTGTCGTCGATCCAGAGCGGCATCTGAGCGAGGTCGGCAGCAGCCTGTTGCAGCTCGGCCCACTGATCATCGTTCATCCGGTTCCGCCGCACGTCGCCTGCGTCGATGCCTCGCTCCGCACACGCGAGCCGCACCGCGATCTGCTCTTTGGGCATTTCGAGCGAGAACACACCCACGCCGTGGCGCTTCGGACGAGCGACGTTCGCCGCCATGTTCATGACCAAGCTCGACTTGCCGTGACCGGGGCGCGCCGCGAGGATGTACAGGTCTCCTTTGTGCAACCCTGCCGTATTCTCGTCGATCTTGCGGAAACCAGTGCTCAGCGCCAACGACGCGATGCCGTTCTTGCGGGCGTCGTCCAGCCGCTCAACTTCCGCTGATACGATCGCGCCGACGCGGGCGAATGCGTTCGTCGCGCCGCTCTGCCCGAGCTCAGCAAGAGACTCCTCTGCGTTCTGAACGAGCTCACGCCCCGGCGTAGGCGTGTCGTACGCCTCAGCCGCGAACGTTTGACACCGGGCGATGAATTGCCGCTTCTGCCAGGCGTCGCGTACGATCTCCGTGTACGTTGCGACGTTCGCCACAGCCGGTATGGCGTCTTGGATCATCGTCAGGTACGGCGTGCCGCCGACTTGGGCAAGACGGCCGTTGTTGTGGAGCCACGTCGCGACCGTCACGACGTCGATCGGTTGCGTCGCTACGTTCAGCGATGCCATCGCCTCGAAGATCCGGCGGTTGGCGTCCGAGTAGAAGTGCTCAGCCTGGAGGACTCCGGCGACCGCGTCGAACTCAGTTGGCACCAGAAGCACGGCACTTAGCACCGATGCCTCGGCGTCGAGGTTGTGCGGTGGCACGCGACCCGGCATCGGTCGCAGCTGCGCGGGTTCCGCTTTCTTCACACCAGGCCGCACGACGGTGCCTCTCCCAGCGTGGTGATACTCGGAAACGTTGCGACGATTGCGTCTTTGGTTTCGTGCGTGGTGATCAGTGTCGCTCGTTTACGGTTCCATCGCTGGTAAAGCACGTCCTCTACGCGCTCTTTCAACCAAGCCTCTTTCGACAGTCGCGTGGCGTCCATGTTGTCGAACACGAGTACCTCGGTCGCGATCAGCCGGTCCATCGGGCTCTCTTCGCGCGACTCGAAATTGTAGTTTTTCATCTGCATCCGCAGCTCGTTCATGTCCGAGTACCAGAAGTGTTTCCGTGGCATGGCACGCGGTACGCTTCGCAGCATCGCGCAAGCAAGATGCGTCTTACCCTCCGCCGCTGGACCTGAAACAATCAGCCACGGTTCCACGCCGGCTTGTAGAGATTCGAAGAAAGCTACGACCGCATTGCGTGCGAGTTGCTGCGCGTCGGTCTCCACCTCGAAACCATCAATCGTGCAGCCACGGTAGCGCTCCGGCACGTTACTCACGGCAAGCCGTTCACTTAGCCTCCACTCGCGGTACCGCTCGCATGGAGCAGCGACGATCCGGTCGCCCTGCCACACCGGCAACTGACCCGGCTTCAGCAGCATCCGCTCGCGAGCGCACGCCCCGCCGGATGGCGGACACGTCGCGCACGTCGTCAGACGGGCTTCCGAATCCTCGTACCAAGCGACGGTCTGCGCAACGAGCGACTCTTCACTCCAATCCGCGGGGCAAAGGGCGCCGAGGCACGGATAACGGTCCCGGAACAGGGCTGATGGACCGCCCGCCGCCGCCGCCGCCGCCCTGAGCGACTGCCGCTCGGCTTCCCTCCCCGTTCGCAGTGCCGTGTGGTCCAAGCCCTGGGCGACCTGTTTCATCGTGTACACCTCCATTGGAATTGGCTTTAAGCTCGCTCTTCTTCCGAGAAGATTCAATTGGTCGTGGGGGTTGGGCAACCAGTGCCGGCACGGTGTCCGGCACGGTGTTGGACACCGTCTGATCCAGATCCAGATCCCGATCCCGATCCAAATCCTTGTTCTCTGAGAGAGGGACACGGTGTCCGGCACGGTGTCCGGCACGGTGTCCGGGTTGGGCGCCCAGAACACCAGCGGGATATGGCAGGGTTTCTTGGGTGGGTACACGGCGTTCCTGAAGATCAGCGTAGGTTTTGAGCTGGCGCTTTCCGTCGAGGTAGGCGCGTTCAGGTTGGCCGAATGTCGCGTCCCACTTTTCGACCATGGAGTGGCGACCGTGTTTATCTACGAGAGAGAAGTTCACGCCGAGTCGAAGGCTGGCGATGTGCTCGAATTTTAGCTCGCAGTCCGGGACGTCGCGCCAGTGGCGGTACCACGATGCGAGTACGCTTGGGTTAGCAGCGTGGTTGTACGCGGGCGCCATCGGGATTCGAGCAACCTCGGTGTTGGCGTCTAGGTACAGGTGAATTTTTCCGTTCGTGTCTGGCTCCAGTACCTCCGTTAGATCCGTAGCGAACTCATCAAAGGAAAAACGCCGTTCAGGTCGGCGGATCCGGCGTACGACGTGGCTGTGGAGCGTGTACAGGTTCACACCCTTACAGAGCCCCGGCACTACCGTCCGATACGGACCAGTGAGGCATGCCTCCCAAATCCACCGAGCACCCAACGAGAGGCCAGCCCACCAGTCGTCGGCCCACTTGCGCGGATCAGCAAGCCAAGCCATTAGGTAGACTCCAACTGCCGCATGGTAGCGATGACAGCACCGACAGCAATAGCTGTACCTTGCATCACGACGCTTTCGTGACGCTCAGCCGGCAGCGGCGATTTGAGACCTGAGTTTGCGGTGGTATGCGCGGATGGCACGACGGACGCTGTCCGCCTTGTTCAACTTTTCGATCTGCGCTGCGTCTTCGAGGGCGCGTCGGTCGTCGTCATCGAGCGCGACGAGCAAGTGGTACTGTTGTCGTGGGCGCTTCTTTTTCGTCGGCGTAGGCACGAGAGCTCTCCCTGTGGTCGGTGGAACCGGGGATATATCGCTACTAGAGCCGGGATAGACCAGTCAACGACGAAAGATCCGTTCAGGTTCGCGCGGAGCACGAGCGGCGGCGCGCAAGATCGCGACGTGCCAAGGGAAGAGAACACGCTACAGCGATGCGAAGAAAAAACTCGCACGACGCACCGCGATTCTGGTTGCGATCTGCGCGTGCTTCGAAAGCAGCATGAAAGCTGCTCGTATGAACGCGAGCGCGTTAGCGCCGCCCTAGAAATCTCAGCGCGGTGCCGCCGTGACGTCAGCTTCTTCGGGTCCTGGCCCTGGATCCTCGGTTCCGCCGTCGCCGAAGAGCCCCTGCTGCGGACCATCGACTTCTGAGCCGGCGGGTGGTGGCGGTCCTGGAGGGGGCGGCACGGGCTGGGCGGGCGCCGCCGCGGCTGGGGCTGGTGCCGGCGCGCCCGAGATCGCGTCCTCGGGCGGCTTCGTGATCGGCTGGGCCTGCGCCTGGGCGCCCTTGCGGCGTCCGGTTTTCTTGGTCTCGGTTTGCGCGGGCGCCGCGGCAGCGGGCGCGGATGCCGCCGGGTCGGGTGCCGTCGCCGCGGCAGCGGGCGCGGGCTCGGGCGCCTCTGGGTCGGTCATAGCCTCGGGCGGCAGCGGCTCCTCTTCGAGCGCCTTCAGCGTGCGCACGTCACCGATGTTGCCGAGCACACGGCCGACATCGGCGTGATCGATGATCGTCTTGTCCTCCGGCGAGAGCGGCACGAAGCGGAGCACCTGCTTCACGGCCGTCTTCTCCCACATCTGCTCTTCCCACTCGTTCCATGGGGACGCCTGGCTGTTGCGCGACGCGCTCTTCGCTCGAACCTTCTCGACGAGCTTGCGCGTCACGACACGGAAGTTCCGGCTGCCGTCTTTCATAGTGACCACGGCGTACGCGGCAACGAGATCGCTCTTGCGATTGCCTGCAAGCGCGCCGACGACCTGTTCACGCCGCATATCTTCGGCGATCGTGCGTTCGCGCGTGTACTGCGGCATTTCGAGCACGTCGGCCGGGATATGCCGCAGCTTCGGGTCGAGCCCGAGCTCGTACTCGAAGAAATCGCCGTAGTGCACGCAGTGAGCGGTGATGTTGGTAACGAGCCCGGAGCGCCGGGCGAGCTCAATGAGGCCCTTCCAGCCGACGATCAGCTGGCACTGGTTGCCGTAGGGCAAGAGGTACGCGAGGCCTAGGTTTCCATCCGGTTCGAGCCCGAGCTGCGCGGCTTGCATGATCGCGGCGAGCACGCTTTCACGCGAACAGGTGAGCAGCGCGGGAGTCTTCCGAACCGTCGTGAGCACGATCCGGAGCAGGCGATCTGGATCGAGGTGCTTCGGCAGGGCGGCGGTGAGCTGCGGCCGGAGCTTCAGGAGCACGTCTCGAAATTCGGAGTTCGGATCGCGCGGTGCATTCGAGCGTTGGGTGGTGAGGCCCTTCGGGGCGGTGGCGGGTGTCGTCTGCGTCTGGGTCATGGGGTATCTCCGTTTCGGTTGGCGAAAAGGTGTGTCACGCGGCCGCCGTGATCACCGGTATGACGCCGCGGCGGCGCTTGCGTGCGACGCGCTGAAGGCGGCGGAATGTCGATCCGGAGACGGTGTGCGCGGCGCGCGTCTGCCGCCTGAACGTGTAGCGACCTACGCCGTAGGGGAGTTCACCGACCTCATGATCGCCGATCGCCGTCATGAGCAGGTTCTCGTAGAAGCGCTTGCGGTGCTCCCACGTCCGGATCGCCTCGCGCGCCGCCTGGAGCTCCTGGTCCCAGTCGAGCGCGTCAGGCGGCAACACGGTGGTCGTTCCGGCGAGCACATCGACGACTAGGTGGCGCAGGGCGTCGCTCGTGCTCTCGTCACCGTCCACAGGCGGATTCACGCCCGCGCGCACGGACTCCGCGAACGCTTGGGTCTCCGCGAGGATGTGATCACAGAGCGCGTCGTCGCGCTCGAAGTCGACCCACCGGTGGTGAATGTACGGGCTCCCAATGATCGCCGAGAGCGAGCCCCAGCTGCTGCCGGCGACCAGCATCTGCGTTTGGAGCTGCGCCTGGAACTTGCTCGCGGGTGGCGCGTCGTCGGGCCAGTTGTCCTTGTTGCCTGTGACCTTGAGCTCCAGCGGCCCCGGCCTCGACTCGCCGGGCAGCCACGTCCAGTAGTCGAGCGTCGCGCCGAGCCACGGATACCGCTTGCTGCGAAGGAGCTTCTGGCAGCGTCGAACTTTGCGGCCCGTCTTGCCGCGGTAGAGCACCTCGGCGTTCACAGCTTCGAGGTAGTGGCCCATCATCGGCACTTCGTCCTCGGGGTCGTCGTGGTGTTCGAGGAGACCGACCTTCTCGTACCAGAGCGCCGGCTTGCCCGGCACGATACCGAGAATCACCGGCACGTCGGATGCGGTAACGAGCTCGGCGCGGGCCTTGAGCCACGCCGGACGGCCTGCGTCCGTGGAGACAACGACTTCATAGGCTGCACTCGCCATGCAGAACGATATGCGCCTTTGCGCCGCGGCCTGCAAGCGCACGAGTGACAGGAAATGTCACGAGCTTGACGCCGGTGGCAGCGCTGATAGCTTCCGAAGCATGCCCCTTTCAGAGCGAGCGACCTGCGGCGACTGCGGGGTCAAAGAGGGGCAGATCCACGCGGACGGCTGCGACATGGAGCGCTGCGCGTTCTGCGGCCACCAGCGGATCACGTGCGGCTGCGAGCTCCAACAGTTCTATCCGGGCTACCGGCGCGACCACTTCCCAGAGAACTTCGCCGCGATGACCAAGGAAGAGCGCGCTGCGTCTGCCGGTCTGCCGCTGCGGGTCTACGAGTACGGTCTGCCGGCCCACCAACTAGCCGAGTGGCGACGGATCGAGGCCGGGAAGGGCCGCACGCCGTTCATTCTCTACCCGAACATCTGCCGGCGCTGCGGCGAGCTGTGGCCGGAGATGTTTCGCGTGACGGACGAGGAGTGGGAGCGCTACGTGCAGCAGAGCGAGCGCCACGAGATGTTGTGCGGTGGCTGCTACGAACAGATCAAGGGCTACGTCGACGGCGAGGCCACTGCTACACTGCCCCCGGCATGAGCAAAGGCACCTACCAGGGCATCGGAACCGGACGCCCGAAGCGCCGCGCGCGGAAGGGCCGCGCAAAAACGAAGCGGCGTCGGCGCCGGCCGCCGCCCGTGATGCATGAGGTCATGGGGCTCCGCTGCCGCGTCTCCGAGGTTATGCTTCTCGATCAGACGCTCGTGCTCGCCGATGAGGTGGACGGCCGAGAGTTCGAGGTGCCGCTCGCGACGCTCGTCGGCCGCGACGCGCTCGTACACGTAAAAAAGGGCGAAGCCGTGTGGCTTTCAGTGCGTCGCGAGAAGCCGAAGGTACGCGCGGCGCTCGGAACCGCGGACATCGACCGCGCGTACGACGACCACGAGTACGACGACGGGCACGGGCCATGAGCCAGGTGTGCGCCGCGTGGGGACCGCTTGCGCCGGGGCGCGCGGAGCACATGGATTGCCCGGTCGTAGTTCGAGAATCGCACGAGGCGTGCACCGGGTCCCCCGGACGATCGGGCCCGCTGCCGATGATCTGCGAATGCGAGTGCCAAACGTGCAAACGGGCCTGGTGGGCCGAGAGCCGCCCGGTTCTGCGCGATGGCGCAATCGTCTTTGACAAGTAGCACCCACGGGTGGCAGCATTGGCGTCATGACCGACCGAGACAAACCGTACTTCGCGCCGCCCGCTGCGGGCGCGCCGCCAGAAGGCGAGGCGCCAACCTGGGGCGAAGACGCACAGGAGATTGCGCGGGAAGCGGGTCTCGGTAGCTATGGCACCGATCCGATTGAGCAGGATCTGCGAGAGGAACCTCTAATTGAAAGCCTGGAGGCCGCGGACGCCGACATGGTGCGGATGCGGCTGACGGTGAGGATCCTGGGATTCGCCGTGATCTTGCTCGCGTGCGCGCTGATATGGGTGCTCACGGGGCGCTGAGGGAGTGTCGCTTGAGCTCCGCCATCCAGCTGGGCACCGGTGGCTCGTGATCTGCGCGCTGACAGACGGATCGGGGGAATGGGTGCTCGACGGGGCCGCGGAGCGAACCGCCGCCGAAGCGCGGTTCAGGAAATGGACGTCGCGCGGCGTCGAGGAGTGGCCAGGCGAGTTTCGGTTCCGACTCGCGGAAGCGACCCTATGAAGCAGAGGCCGCCGCCGCTTCAGCTGACGAACCCGACATCGGCGCGTCCGACGTGTCCCGCGTGCGGCAAACAGGTGAAGGACATGAGCCGACACGCCGGCAGCGCGGCGTGCTCGAACGCGGCGCGCGTTGCGCTCATCGAGCGACTCGGCCTCGTGGAAGTCTGGTGGCGAGAGGCGAACGTTCTGAGTAAAGCCGGCATGGCGGTTACAGTCATCCGCGACCAACGCGGCAAGGACTGGAAGAACAAGAAGCTCGACAAGCGCCGATGGTATGCCGCGCCGGAGCCGGTCGCTTCGATGCGCGCTCTGTTCGAAGGCGGTCTCGACGACAAGCGAGTCGCTCGGCTGCTGCGGGGGCCGAAGGACGAGCTGGAGCGGGAGATCGCCTTGGCGGCTCTAAGCGGTAGGCCCGAAGAGCGCCGCCGCGCAACGCAATCCGTTCTGAGCGCCCAGACGGCCCTGCAGACTTCGAGCTGGCCCCCGATTGCGAGGTTCAACCCGTGAGCGAATACCCCGCTTCGCTCGGCGACCTGGCGGATGTGGAGGCGCGTATCGACGCGCGGCTCGGGCGTCTCGAAAAGAGGCAGGAGGGCGACGCCGAGGTCACCGATGAGAAGTTCACCGAAATCCGCGGGAAGCTCGTGGAGGAAATGGACAGGGTGGAGTCGGCTCAGCGGGTCCTGGTCGAGCTCGTGAATCGAGTGACCGAGCTGGAGCGCCTGTGGGTCGTTGCCCGAGAAAACCCGGAGTTAGTGCGCGAATTGGCTGCACAGGCGCTCAAGGGTCGTGGCCCTGGTTGACCGCCTCTGACAGCGGTGGTAGCGGTGACAGCATGGCGTCGAACCGGACTCGGACAGAGTGGCGGGCCATCGCGCTCGACATGGCCATCGAATCGAGCGTGATGGAGCTCGTCGTCGGTCGCCGAGGTCGGGGTCCGAAGAAGCTCCGGATCGCTCGCGTCATCTTTCGAACGGAGAGCGGCAAGATGTTCAGTGGGCCCCGGATCAGCAAGGCGCTTCGGGCCGAGCTGGAGCGACTCGCGGCGGACAAGCCCTGGCTTCCGGATGGGAAACGTCACCGGTGAGCGTTCCGGCGCCCGATAGTCCGCTCGTACAGGAGTACCTCACGTGTTTCGGTGAGGTCACGCGCCTGGTAAACGATGCGAGAGACGTTCCAGAGGAACTCTGGACGCGGATCCGCGAGGCGTGGGCGGCCATGGACCCGGCCGAGCGCGACCAGGTTGAGCTCCGCACGCGGGGAGCGAAGCGATGAGCGACGAGCTTGCGGCGGCGGTCGTCAGCGGAATGGGCCCTGGCGAAGTAGACGACCTGCTGATCGAGGCGCTGGGCGTTCTTCGCGAGAGATACGGCGCCGCATTCTCGCGCTCGGTCTCGATAACCTTTTCATGGTGCGAGAGTCGCGGGCGTCCGAGTGCGCGTCGCATGGACTGGCGCGTAGAGGTCGACAACGAAACCGGCTTCGGCCACTCGCGTCTGGAGGCGCTGCAGGAGCTCCGGCAGCACATTGAGGCCACCGCGGTGGTTCCGGCCTGCGCGCAGCGCGTGGCGGACATCTTGCGCGAGGTCAACGACGACCACTGGACGCTTGATCGTGTCATGCGGGGCGCACGGGACATTCTGGACGAGGAACGGAGGAGCCGGCGATGAATCTGTGGCTCGACACCGGTCGCGATGAAGGCACCAGGCTCGTGCGACTGACGGCCGAGCGCATTCGCGAGGCTGAGGAGCATGGGCGCCTGAACTCTGGTGGAAGCGCGTCGCCGGTGAAGCCATGAAGAACGATTCCTGTCCGCATTGCGCCGCCAACCGTATTCGAGCCACGTTCCACACGATCACTACCGAACGAGGTAGAGTGCAATATTGTTGGCGGTGCGGTGGAGAGTATCGTCGCGGCGTGAAGGTCTGGCCGCCACCGCCGGAGGTCAGGTTGCCATGAATAAAAACTCCGGTCGCATAACTGTGCGCCGCAACCGCTTTCAGTTTCTACTGAGCGACGCGGAGAGAGCGGAGATTGATCGCCGAGCGGCGCTCGCACAGGCGGATCGGTCGGCGGTTATTCGCGCCGCAGTTTTTGGTTCGACAGCGGACGTGCCGGAGGCCGAGCGGCAACCGGACTCTCGCGACCCCGAGCCGCCGCGGAGCGCCTTGAAACGCATCGTGCGCGAGGCCCATCGGATTGGTGGCCGAGCCAACGACGAGCGCGACGGCTCCGACATCGAAGCGCTCGCCACGCTCGTAGCGGAGCTGGCAGACGTACTGAAGGAAACGATTGAAGAAAGGTAAGGGCACCAAGAATGTCGTCAACAAAAAAGGAAGGCGTCACGTCATTGGAGAAGGCGGGAGAGGACGAGCCCGTCTTTGTCCTGCGAGCACAGGACATGCTCGGTCCCGAGCTCGTGCGCGAATGGGCATACCGCGCCCAGTGCGAGGGCGCGCCGATCGCAAAGTGCGACGAGGCACGGCGCATCGCGGACGCGATGGAGCAGTGGCAGATCGTGCATCGCCGGAAGGTGCCGGACTGATCCATGACGCCCACAGAACGAAGACGGTTAGAAGAGCTGATCGACGCCATCGCCGACCCGGCCACGAAGGATCACTACCGCCAGCAGCTGGCGATGGCGGACGACGTGGAAGGAGATGGGCTGCTCGCGGGGAAGCTGCCCCTGCAGCCGCTGCTCGGTGGCGCGCCGGACGAGCCGGTCCGACATTCGCGGACGTACGTGTTCCAGTGGTTTCGCGAGGCCGAGTCGGGACCGTGTGAGCAGCTGGTGGTGCACACCGCCGGGACCGCGCAGGCCCTGGCCCTGTTCGAGCAGAACGCAGCGTCTGGGACTCTGGTGCATGCGGAGACCGTCACGCCGCGGTGCGAGATCTTGTCGCTCGACGCGAACGACTGCAGAGTGTGTTTCGGCGCGGGCAAGGTCACGCTGAAGGGCAAACAGCGCTCGACGTGCGAGGCGTGCGCGGGACAGGGTAAGACTCAACGATGATTGAACCGGAAGCAGCGCTGGCGACCGTCCAGGGCACGCGCGTGTTGGCTCTTCAGGTCGTATGCCCGACATGCAACGCAGGTACGGACAAGCCATGCACGGCGCCGGGCGCGATGTTCCTAGACGTCCACCTCGATCGCGTCCGGGCGGTGCGCCACCGGCCGGGCACAATGACCAAGCTGGTCGTCGGAGATAGCGCGATAGCCGTCTTCGCGCGGGTGATGACGATCGTGAACGAGTGCGACAACGCTGCGCGCGGCAACGCTGCGCATGCGCAGATGCTGGAAGGTCCGGCTTTTGCGGCCGGACTCGCTGAGAGCTGGAAGTCGCGTTCTGCCGAGTGCCGGAACATTCGGGAGAAGTTGCTCGCGGCCTTCGACGTCCAGGTGAAGCAGTGAGCCAGGCGCGGCAGTCGCTCGACTCCGGCGACCCGCGACATCTGCGGTCGCTGTATTGGAACCACGCGCGCTACTGCCGCTTTCGCGTAGCGAGGGAGTGCGCGATCCCTGTCGTCTGCGAGCACGGCGTGGACGCATGCCCGGAGTGCGACCCGTGCACGTGCGAGAATCCTCCAGGACCCAAAAGAGAGACCTGAATGGACCCGAAACTGGTGCTGGGAAATCCGAAAGCGAAGTACGTGCTGCTGCTCGGGACTCCACCGGAGCAGCTTACGCATACCGAGCTGGCCGCGCTGATGGCGCTGACGGCTCAGCTGACGGAGCTCTCGAACCTCCCTGGTTACGACCCGACCGACGTGACGCTGACGCTGACGTTCGGGCGCACAGGTCATTCCGGATGCGCTCGCCTGGGGCTGCCGGACCCGAAGGACGAGCCGTGACGCTGGTCAGTCGCGATGAGGTGCCGCCGCGCACGCCGTACGAGGCGGAGCTGCGCGAGCGGCTGGAGCGCGCGGAGTCGCGCGCGACGATGTATGAAAAGCTCGCGACGGCACAGGACCAGGTGGTACGCGCCGCCACCGCGATTCGTAAAGCGTTGCCTGCGCCGGCCGCGGCGCTGGCTGGCCGGGTGGCTGCACTGGTCGAGTCGCTGACGTCCCTAGAAATGGCACAGGGACGGATCCTGTTGGAGTCCATGCCACCGGAGCTCATGGCGGGCCTTGCCGCACCCTCGACCTTCGAGGGGGTGCCGAATGCCCCGACTGAACCGGCGCCGTCGACGTCAGGGATGGAAGCGTTTCACGTTCCGGCGGGGCCGAACACGGACGCGCTGCCCATGGGTCCACTGTGGCCGGGCCTGCAGGCGTCGCTCGACGTCGCCGGCTTGGCGCGTGACCTAGAACTCGCCGGTCCACTCGAAGTTGAGCAGCTCGCCGGCCACGGATGGCCCGCGGGCTGGGCGGACTACACGGGCATCTCGGACCAGGAAATCGTGTGGCCGGTGCAGCCGAAGGGCCAACCGGTTCCCGGCGGCACACCGATCGCTGCGTTCGTCTCGCACGCGGAGCAGGCATTGTACTGGCGCCTTCGTAACGCGGCGCCGACGCTGCTCGCTATCGCGCGTGCGGCTGAGGCTCTGCGCGACGTGAGTGTGGCGCACTATCGGTGGTGCCGGAAGGCCCACTCGGGGGACTCGAACGAGTGCACGTGTGATGCGAGTCGGGCGAACGAAAAGCTGGACGCGCTCCGGAGAGCGCTGGGGCTCGACGGCGTATGAGCTGGACGGGCGCGCTCGAAGTCTGGCATCGGATCGACGGCACGCTGTTCTTCGGCGTAGCGGTGTACCTGTACCTCTCGCGGCGCGCGGGTCGGCGAAAGCTCGCTCGCGCCGTGCAGATCATCGGCTCGCAGGAGGCGAGCATTCAGTTGTTGATAGTGGCCGCCCGCCAGCGAGGGATCATCTTGTCGGATCCGCGTGAGTCGGAGCAGGAACCGCAAAGGCTGCACTGATGGGGCAAGGTTCGGGCGGTATGTGTCAGTGCACGGGGCAGTGTGGCCACACGCACGGGTGGACTGCCGACGTGGCGCCGCGGCGGTGCCGGGCGCCGCATGCGTGCACGATCGTGCGGAAGATCGACTACCCGAGCTTCTGGCAGCTCGCTGCGTCGGACACGATCGCGCTCGAATACCCGGAGCACTACGCGGTGGACAAGCCGGTCATCATCGAGCTCAAGGCAGTCACGCTGAAGGACGCCACAGTGATCGCGGCGTGCCAGCGATGCAAGCTTCTGATCGAGGAGGCACTTGGCACCGGGAAGAAGCGCCGCGGGAAGGCGCATGGCGAAGCTCAGTAACGCGCGCGTGACCGCAAGAGGCCGGCGCGGCGAGTACATAGCCGGGCACGAGCTGCGATACGTGTACCGGTGCGCTGCATGTCAAGCGGCGCGGCAGGTGAGTTTTGGCAAAACGAGCGCCCCGGTCCGGCTGCTCGACGGCATGCCGGCTGGCTGGGTGGTGCTAAAATGCGAGCTGCTACAGGACGACGCGAGAGCGCCGATGTGCTTTTGGCTCTGCTCAGCCTGTACAGCAACGCCGGACGAGAGCCGGGCGCTGGCCGTGCTGCGGCATCCGATACGGATCCTCCCGTGAGCTTCTTGTACATCGTGGTGCGCGTCGAAAGCGACGACGAGCTGGAGCGCTTGCGCAAGGCGGTGGGCAGACCGTGGCTGCCGGCCCGCGCGCGACTTGTGCGGTACTGGGTGCCTTCGCGAGCGGAGGCGGAGCGGGAGCGCGTGGTACTGTTTCTTGCTGGCTTTTCCTCGCAGATCGAGAGTCCAGAGTCTTCGGCTTGACAGCACTGGCAGCACGTGGGTCAATGGCAGCGCGGGGCGAAGCGCTCGCCTCGACTGCTTGAACCAAAGACAAAGGAGACCAGTCCCATGCTCGTTGCCAAGTTCGGTGTTCGAAAGTTCCTGACCGGTGAGTCGCTCGCGCTTGCGGAGATGCGCGCGGCAGCGCAGTACTATCAGTCGCTCGTGACCATCGAGCGGTGGCGCCGCTCACAGTTCGCCGCGATCCGGTCGGAGACCGTGCCGGGGCTCGGCGAGATCGACGAAGCGTACCAGCAGCTCGACGAGTGGATCGGCGAGCACGCGGGCAAGGGCGGCAAGCGCGGAGGCATCCGCGAGAAGCGACGCAAGGCGACGGCGGCGACAGGACGGCCGGTGAAGCCGGTGAAGAAAGCCGTGGACGTATCGGACGAGGTCGACCTGATCACGGAGCTGAAGGCCTGGCGCAAAGCGGCCGCGGAGCTAGCGAAGCCGATGCGTGGCCAGTTCGCCGCGGTCGTGGAGCCGGCGCAGCAAGAGTTCACGGCGCGGTCGGCGCGACTCCGCTCGGCGTGGGGCTCGAATGATGGAGACCGCCACGCAAAGCGGCGGTCGGACATTCAGGCGCGTGACGAAATGCTCGCAGAGGCGCAATGGCCTGAGGCGTGGCGTCGGCTCGCGCAGCTGGAGACGCAAGCCGATGCGCTGCGTGGTTGGATCAAAGAGGCAAGGCTGCTCTCCGTTGGCACGTACCACTCAATTCAGCGTGTAGACCTGCCGGCGGCATGCAAGCGCCCGAAGCCGCGGCCCGACGGCGAGCCCCGTCGTCCGAAGCGGCGACCGACGTATAGCCGCAGGCGGCTCCGCCGGATCGGCTGGGAGATCAACGACGCCACGTGGGGCGATCTGCTCGCCGGCAAGAACAACGAGCTCCGGATCACGGACGTGCGCAACCAAGGCGGCGCGAACGGCGGCCGCGTCAAGCAGCGCGCGACCGTGCACATGCGCGTGCGCGCCGAGACGCGCGAGGCATTGGCGGCGGCACCGGACTACTACCGGCCGAAGTACGACGGCCCCGCTGGCAACTGGTGGGTGACCATGGACGTCGTGCTCCACCGGCCGATCCCGCCGGATACCAAGGTGCGGTGGGCGTACCTCGTTCCGAGCGAGGAGTCGCCGGGTCGCTGGGAGTACAGCTTGCAGTTCACCCTCGATCCGACGGAGCCGCTCATTCAGCGCGCGCCCGGAACGGGAACGGTGAACGTGCGCCTCTGCTGGACGCAGGACAACGAGAACAAGACGCTGATCGTCGCGCACGTCAACGGCGAGCCGCTCCGGCTTCCTGGCGGCGCGCACGAGCGTGGCCGCCGGGCGGGAGTAGTCGAATCGCTGCGGTTCGCGGAGAGGCTCCGCAGCGTCGCCGACACCCTCTTCGACAGCGCGCGTGCCGAGGTCGCCAAGCGGATCGCGTCGCAGCCGACTCGCGTGTTCGAGGCGGCGCACGGTCTGTCGCAGTGGCGCGCGCACTGGAAGCTCAAGCGCGTCTCGGCTGTGATGCTCGAAGTACTCGACAAGCGTGAAGAGGAGTACGCCATGTGGAAGCGCTGGCGCGACCTGCGACGTGCGGCGCACGAAGATCTCTTCGAGCCGGACATCGGCAAGTACGCCGCGATCCTTGGGCTCACCACGCCGGACACGATTTTCACCTTCTGGCTCGCGATGTGGCGCCGGAAAGACGAGCACCTCGAAGCGATGGCAGCGGGTGCGCGCAACCACGCAATGGGGCGCCGCCGCGACTTCTATCGAGTGACCGCGGCGAAGCTTTGTACGCAGTTCGAGATCTGCGAGGTGAGCGGCGCGGTAGACCTCGATCAGATCGCGCTTCGGGACAAGGCCGAGGACAAGCCGAACGAGCTCCACCAGGCGGCACGACACAATCGGCAGCTCGCCTGCGTGCATGAGCTCAAGGCAGCGCTGAAGGCAGCGTTCGGTCCGGACCGCTACAAAGAGCGCGACCAGTCCGGTGCCGCGAAAAAGGCGGCAGCCGCTCGCGATGCCGCAAACGACGTCGAAACGAACGCGAACACGGACGAAGGCCCAACGGTCTCAGCCGCGGAGTAAGTAGCGGCCCATGGGACCGCTCGCAAAATGCAATGCAAGCACCCGAATCGAAAGGGGTCGCTACGGCGCCCCCAATCAGAGCCCGCGGAGGGGCGTCGTGTCTCCGACCCGGTCCTGACGGTCGTGTCGACAATTGGATGAGCTCCCAATCAGAGCCCGCGGAGGGGCGTCGTGTCTCCGACCCACGCCCAGACCGAACCGTCTTCGGCATTGACCGCCAATCAGAGCCCGCGGAGGGGCGTCGTGTCTCCGACGTCACCCTGATGGGCTTGGCGAACTCGATCTACGCCCAATCAGAGCCCGCGGAGGGGCGTCGTGTCTCCGAGCAAAGGGTGACCGCGCATCCAACTTCCGGCGGTGCATCCATCAGCGCCCGCGGAGGGGCGTCGTGTCTCCGAGCCGACCCAAGTGTCGAAAGCCACGGCGGAAGCAACGATCAGAGCCGGCGGAGCGGCGTGGTTTCTCCGAGGTCCAGGCAATCGAGTACATCGCTCTGCGCGTGCCCGGCGATCAGAGCCGGCGGAGCGGCGTGGTTTCTCCGAGTCGTCGAGGTCGAGGAGCGTTCCGTGTTCGTGACCGCCAGAGCCCGCGGAGGGGCGTCGTGTCTCCGAGACCAGCTCTTCACAATGGCCTACGGCGCCGCAACGACCATCAGCGCCCGCGGAGGGGCGTCGTGTCTCCGAGGCTTCTCCAGCAGCGTGTACGGCGTGCCGTACTACGTCCGTCAGAGCCCGCGGAGGGGCGTCGTTCTCTCCGAGACGAGGATGCGAGCTCCATCAGACGCCGCATTCGATCCAGCAGAGCCCGCGGAGGGGCGTCGTGTCTCCGAGAGCACCCCGATGGCGCGCCGCTCACCAGCAGGATGCTCCCGTCAGAGCCCGCGGAGGGGCGTTGTGTCTCCGGGCCGCAACATGCGCACGAGCCGCCTGTCTTCGGAAAGCCGTCAGCGCCCGCGGAGAGGCGTCGTGTCTCCGAGGCGTTGGCGGGGTTCATTCAGGATCTCCGGTTGGGGGCCATCAGCGCCCGCGGAGAGGCGTCGTGTCTCCGGGCATATGCGCCACATTGCGACGTTCCCCGATGGGGGCGCGATCAGAGCCGGCGGAGCGGCGAGGTCTCTCCGAGGTGATGTAGTGCTTCGTCATCAGCGCCCGCGGAGCGGCGTAGTGCCTCCGACGACACCCGACTGGCCAGCGGAAGCCCACGGAGAGGCGTCGTACCTCCGGGCCGCTCTGTTTCCTTCGGTGCCCGCGGAGTGGCGTTGTGACTCCGACCATGGACAAATTGCCCCCGAGCGCCCGCGGAGTGGCATCGTTGCTCCGAGAAAGATGAGGGAGCTCAGTGCCCACGGAGAGGCGTCGTGTCTCCGGCGGGCCTCTCCCTTTTGAGCCCGGCGACTTCACTGCTGTCAAAAGCGCCCGCGGAGGGGCCCGTATGCCTCCGAGGATCCCCCTTGAGAAGCGCCCACGGAGAGGCAAACAATATCCGACGATATGTGCATCGAATGCGCGCGCGGCACGTAAAACTGGCGCGCGCGTCCAGCCGCACTGTACGCTCGGCGTGTTGTGTCCACCACTCGCCGCGAACCATGGGTCGAAGAACAACTGACCGACCCGGTTTTTCGGCGTGAAT